CGAACTGTTGCTCCTCTCTGAGGAATTTTTCTTGGTTTTCTAGCAGGACTGCGGTAACAGCTTTACGATGATTGTCTTTGATAGGATCAAGACCTTCATAGTCTAGAAGCGGCTTCCACTTTTCCTGCAACTGTTCTGATTGGAACATTTGCGTTACCTATTGTGTTTTGTTTGTTTAATTAAAAAATCAGTTATTTTGCTACACGGGATAGTGTTTCTAGATAGGAAGCCATTGAACCCGATGCTGTAACAGCGTCTGACCCTTCTACTCCTTCTGAAAGATTCTCCGTTTTAGCAGATGAAGCACCTTTAGCAGGGAAATAAGATTCCTTTAGTGTCTCCAACTTTTCACGATATTCTTCGTCACTTTCAAACTCTACACCTTCGGCAAGTGAAGCGAGCTTCTCTTTCTGAGTGGCTGCTAGACCCTCAGAAACTGATTCAAGAATACCATCAGCAATTGACTCTCCGAGTCGCTTGTTTAGTCCGATGTTCTTCTCAATCTGCTCATTGAGCTTGGTTTCCATGTCATCAAGTTTCTCTACCATACTATGGAGGACATCATATTTTTCTTCAGGGATTGATACATAATGTTCTTCAAAAAGACTCTTCATTCCTTCAAGGAAGGATTCGGTCATCTCGGTCTTAAGTCCGGCTTCTACAGCTAACTGGTTCTCAGTGAACCATTCGTCAGCAACGTACTCAAGATAAGAATCTACTCGCTCTGCGAGTGATGCTTTTGCTGTTTCTACTTCTTCAGCAAGTTTAGCATCAAATTCTGATTGGATTTCCTCCTTGACTGCTGCAACCTTAGCATTGATTGCTGCTTCGAAGATTGTTTTTGCTTTTGCTTTAAACTCTTCAGAGAGTTCTTCGCCACCAAGGAGAGCATTGACATCTTCTTCCATGTCATACTCAGCAACTGTCTCTTCTTCTTCAACGACAGTTTCTTCTGCATCAGCAACCTTATCCTCTTCAACTACCTCATCGGTAACTTCAGGTGCTTCTTCTAGTGTTGCATCAGCATCCATTTCTTCTTCCTCTTTAGCAATGGCATTTTTTAGTTTGCCTTGTTTTTCGGCAGGGACAGCGTTTTTATTAACGACATCCTTAACTTGCTTAAGCGTACCACCTGCTGGCTTCAGTTTGGCAGAATCATTAGTAGGACTATAATTGTCTACCGTAGGACCACCTAAATCTTCCCATGAAGTTGATAATCCCTCACCAGGACTCTTGAGTTTCCCCATAGGTTCTGCTGGAGCGGCATTAGCATTCACAGCAGTCTTAGACTGTTCCATTTCTTGTAATTTTTTACCACGAGCCATTTGATTGTTCTCCGATTTACGCTTAATTAAATCTATATTTATTTAGAAGTTTTACAAATTTGATAAGAAATCATTAAACAGACCTAATTTCTGTTCATCGAGTTTCTTTTGGGTTACTAATGTATTAATTTGCTTATAAGTTTTTTCAGCAAACTTTTCACGAAGGATGCCACCATCCCAAACCCACTCTTTTCCTTCCATAATTCCTGAGACAAATGCATCAGGTGCAGAAGGATCGGCTACAATATCAGCAGCGGTTGCTAGCATGAAATCTTCGCCAACTACACTATATCCCTCACGGGTTGGTTTTAGTGATCCAACACCACGAGAAGAAACACCAAGTTTTACACCTTCATCTAAAAGATTAGATGCAATTTTACCCATTGGTGTTCCTAAAATCTTTGCTTTACCGACAAAATTAGAACCACTTTCTTTTAAAGAGACAATTTTATGAGAAACACGATCTAAATTAACGGTTGGACCATCGGGATGACCCAGTTCTCCAAGTGCTCTTCCAGACTGAATATGGTTTTCGGCATAACGAGAAACTTCCTTACGAAGAGTTTCCATAGGATACATTCTACCATTACGGTTTTTTATGTTTCCTTGTAGAAAAACTCCTTCAATATAAAGAGATTTTTTACCGTTGCGGTTTTCAACGATAAATTCTACCTGTTCGATTTCTTCCGTAATCAGTTTCATCAGCCTTCGCCTGTAATTTGAACTTGATGACAATGTATATGTCCTCCAGCAGCATTATGTGCTCCGGAAGCTCCTATCACTGAAACTCTATGAGATGCAATAGCACGAGCATCACTGAAATCACCATCTGCAGCAGTACACTTACTTGTATCAGCAGCAATTGTGCAACGAGTCATAAAGTATCCTTCAGTAATTCCTCCAGTTCCTGCAGTAGTGTCTACAGAAATAACCCGCTTATGTTTAGTGAATGAGGTAATACCTGCATCACCAGTACCGGTAATTGAAATGTAATTACCAACACCAAAGGGACATTGCTGTCCTTCTGGGAAGGAAACAATTGTTTCAGTCGCATTAGTAGTAATTCCTACTACTCTTTGGGATGCTTTAGTCATCCCTAAACTCATGGTTCCACCAGATGGAATATAAAGATTTTCTGCCGTTGCTGAAGGAGTACTACCTACAGTAACATGGCAATCTGCACCTACCGCTACAATCCGAATAGTATCAGACTGAACAGCAAATACATCAGTTTGAACTGCAGCAGATTCAGGATTTGGAATTGATACTGAGGTTCCTACCCCAACCGATCTAAGTGCCATTATAGTTCCATAAGTTCATTTACATTTATTTAGAAAAGTTTTGCAGTAGGTTGTTCAGCTTCATCTTCCACTTCAGTTTCTGCTTCTGCTTCTACTTCAGTCTCGGTTTCCGCTTCTACTTCATCACTTTCTACTTCATTATCACCAAACAAAGAATTGGCAGCAGTAGACTTATAAGCATCTACTCTCTCTGCAGACTTTGCATAAAGCAAATCCTTAAGTTTATCACTTATTTGAGAGGCAGAGGCATCATCCACCATCATATCCATTAATTCATCCATGTTCAAATACCATATATTGTGTATGAGTCTTTAGTATTTATACACTATTGTGTGTAAGGTTATAATCCTGGATCATTTTATATAATTCACTCTTCAAATATTTAAGATAATTCTTTTCATCTGGTGGTCTTCCAGGTGATCCAGTATAGTTATCCAAATAAAAAGTCGTGAAACTATACATCAATCTCACTTCTTTTATATTCATTTTCATTTGTACCCACCATTCACTATCCCATTCTTTCCAATTATCCCAATCAAAATTTTCAGTAGAATAAAGATCGTTTTTTAAAGGACTCCTTTCATTGGTTTTTCCTTTATCTGCCATTAGATAACCCCACCTTTAGGTTTGGTAGATTTATTCAATTCTACCTCTACTGTATCAGTATTGGCTTTAGTAGCAGCATCAGTGGCAGCAGGATCTACCTCTTCTGGAGGTGGTGGTGGCATTAATCCTCCACTACCTTCTGGATCAAGCATCATATCTGCAGGATCAGGAATAATTCCATCCTTAATTTCCTGATCAATTAACTCATCCTGTTCTTTAATTTCTTCTGTAGTTTGACGTAGAACCTTCCTTCTTACATATTCCTGAGAGAAGTATTTACCAACATAAGGTTCAGCAACAGCAACCATTGCCAATCTCTCATTAAACAATTCTGCTTCTTTTAGTTCTGCAAAATGGTTATCATAAAGGAAATCATACTGAATATGCTCTTCCATTACTTCCCAATCTTCGGGAGTAATTACATTTGTTAGGAGCAATTGGGTCTTCAGTATATCATTAAACATGTAAGAGAATCTCTTTCTCAAACGTGCAACAAACTTACTGAACTTAACTTCATCCCTTAGGATCTCAGAAGATCGGCCCAAGTTAAACCCACCATCTCCTTCAATTCTGGAGATGGGAACATTAAGTGATTTAAAGAGCTTCTTCTTAAAGTATTCAATATCAGTAATTTCTCCAAGGTTTTGACCTCCTGGCAACGTTGAGATCTCGGTTCCCCGGCCGCCCTCTCTTCTTGGCAACCAGAAATCCTCCAACATTGACATGTATTTTTTGTCATCACGTATCTCTCCAGTGTCTGCATTATATACGAGCTTGTTACGATAACGCATCATAACATCACGCAAATACTGTTCTGCCTTAACTTTAGGAAGATTTCCTACATCAATATAGAATATTCTACGTTCTGGTGCTCTTGATAGTCTATAAATTACAAGACTATCCTCAATCATACGTAATTGATTGAGTGCTTTAATTGCTTTATGCAAATAAGAAAGAGTTGATCCTTTATTTCTATCTACTAAACCAGAGGTGACATAGGTAATAGAATCCTTTGTCATCTTAATTCCACCCATTCCACCCATTTGAGATGGACTTGTGGTTGGGAAAGTTTGTTTTGGTGTATAAACAAAGTATTCTTCAAGTTGAGGCATCTCATAATCCATTGGATTATCAGAATTTTGATTACCTAAACGATACTTATCCTCTTTAGTTTTCTTTTGCTTACGCACATAACGCATTTTCATTGCGTCAATATAACGTAATTCTTGAATACCTTCTTGTGGATTCTTTAAATCAATGACTTTATTATAATATAATCTACCATCAATATACCAATTCCTATAGATCTCATGAGCTTTTCTATCAAAATCTAATAATTCAAGTACAAATTTAAATGCTTCTCTAATCTTAGTCTTAATACCGTCACTAGCATTAAGATTATCTAAATCAATTTTTACTGGGCTATCACTAGTATCTGCAACAATTGCTTCGTTTACTATATCTTCAATGGCACTATCGCACTCTGGGTGAAGTGCCATTTCTCGATATCTTTTTATTAAATCAAATTCAGTTCTATAAACACCTTCAATATCAACATAAGAACCAAAAAAACCGCTACTCAAATAGTGATCGTTGCCATCATCACTGGTAGGAGGAACAGGTGAGACAACATTCGGAGATAGCGGTTCAGTATCCTCAATCGAGAATCCAAAAAGGCGAGCCATAATTAATAATACTAGTTCTTTATGTTAGTATTTAGCGGATCAAATTAAGCGTTATCTTTGGTGTATATCCCTGGTTCCCAGTATTGAACTTGGAAATCTACAGTATATTCTTCAATTGCATCTGTATTTTCGTATGACAGATCAATTGCTGACATAGTAGTTGGGAATATATCAAAGAAAGTATATGTCTTAAGTGGTGTAATTTGAGTTCCACTTGCAGAAGTTGAAGCAGTTGTCGATGATTGACCTGCATCAGCACCTCTACCAAGCTGATGAACCAGTGCATAAGTCATATAAGAACCAGGATCAGTAGCACCAGTTGCATTACTATGCTTACTAATACCTTGCATCCAAGATTCAAATGCATTACGGATTAAGAAATTCTCGTCATTAATAACAGTAATCTGCCATGTATCGAATGTTCTATCTCCAGCAACTTTTAAAATACGACCTCTAAAGGGTATTTCAACTGGAGTAATATTAGAAGCAGGAAGGGCAGCTGCTTTACATAAGAATTTAAAAGTGTCAGATTCTTGGTTATCACCAGTTCTCCAAACATTAGATCCAGCAGCTTCTGGGAATGAGGGAATTTCTACCTCAAATAAATTCGGTCTTGCACCGCCTCCTGAGAGCTTTGACTTGAAAGCGGTAATTGTTCTGAGTGTGGACATTAATAGTTCCTCCTATGGAATTGATATGAAATGAATTAGATTAAACTTTACCAGCCACTTCTTCAAAACTAACACCTGTTCTGGTAGCAACAAATGTAAGTGTAATGAAGTTAATCGCCTTGGTTGGCTTCAGGAAGATATCCGCCCTGAATTCGTTGTTATCAACCACATCAGGAGTGTTATTAGTTTCATCGCAAATAACTAAGAAGTCATAAACTCCTCTCTTTGCTTGAACATCACGTAGATAAGGTTCAACAATGTTCACAAAATTCGACCTTGTTGTTTGATCATTTAACTCAAAGAGTTGAGCTTCAGCAGATCTCTTAAGAGCTTGCTCTACAGTGAGGAACAATCTGCGAACGTTAATTCTATCGAAAGCAGATGCGTAAGACAATGCAGTCTTATCACCGAATAGCATGATACCTACACCTTTCTGATTAACAATGGAGTTAATACGTTGAGGATATAGAAGATCTCTTTGTGCCTTAGAAGGATTATATGCAAGTTTGATTGCATTATTCAGAACTCCTCTTTGCTCACCTGCAGGAGAGAACCATGGGAAGGCATTAATATTTGTCCTTACCATTAATCCTGCAACGTCACCGTTACATGGAATCCAACGGAACTTATTATTAAATCTGTCATACATGTACTTGTATCCACTATCAAATATTCCGTAAGAGGAAGAATTTAATGGACTGAAGTATTTGATGACATTATTTGTTTGATCTGTTGTATTTGTCAGATCAACAACGTTTGTTCTATGTGGAGAAAGAACTGCCACACAATCTTTTCTATTTCCAGCAATTGAAAGCAATTTATTTGCTTTACCTTGAGATTCAGATTCAATTGCTAAACCAGGACCGTTGATTAGGTAATCAACTTCAATCTCTTCACTATTTGAGAAGAGATCGTAACCTGTCATTAGATCACCCAAGGTTGCTTTCATTCCACCAGCAGCAGAATAATCAACACCACCAGTTAGAGTGTAAGAAACATTACCTAGAGCACTAAATGTAACTCCTTGAGCATCTTGACCCCACAAACCATCACCAGTCGTAACTTTTGTATAAGATGTTGAGAATCCAGTTGCTGTAGGATTTGTTCCCCAATAAGCATCTTCT